TCGACAAAATTGAAACTGTCCTCGCCCGGCCCATAACTCACCGTCAAGAGGCATACATGGTAATTGATTAAGCCACCAATCAGGTGCAATAATCGGATTTCCATACCGACTCCAAAGCCCCGTTGAAAATGGTTTAATATTGGTCTTACGTTCACCTGTCTTGGGGTTTAAAATGTTCGACCATGGGCATTTTTCTGTTGATAAACCGCGTGTTATGCCGCCATCCCAAAAACAACGGGTTCCATCCAATTTCTCAGATTCATAGTAACCACCTACATTGCACTTATCAGCAATGTATTTATGGGCTTGCATCAGAAATTCACGGCGTCTTAAATTAGACATATACAGTCCAGTATAAGCAAATTATATGCCAAACCTTAACATTTGTTCCTAGGCTTAATAAAATCTTTCAACCAATCCAAAACTTCTTTGAATCCTGATTTGGTTTGCTTAGATAAAACTAATTGAATATTTAAATCATCAACTTGTTTATTTAAATCAACATTAGCTTGTGTTAGTTCCTTAATCTTATCGGCTGCCTCAAAAACAACCTGCTCTTGCTGATGGTTGGTTTCTTTTAATTGTAGTATATAACTTCGTTGTCTACGCCACTCCTCACCGATTAAAGTAAGTACCTGACTTGTCTGACGAACAGTTGCTTTTAGTTGCCATTCATCTTCCTGAATTTGCTCAAGTTTTACGATTTGTGCTTCACATTCTGCAAGATATTTTCCAGTCATATAATGATCACAACCAACAAAAATCAATACAATCACCGGAATAAGTAGATACACTGAGTTTCGCATACCAATCTCCTAAAAATTTAATTCTGATTTCAGATATTCATCATAACGTTTTTCAAGATCTGCTCTTATGAGGTGGACATATTGTTGAGTAATTCCCAGTTGTTCAGCAATCTCACCCTCTGTAAAACCTTGAAAACGTAAAACAACGAGTTCTCGTTCTCGCTCGGTTTCAGATAGAGTTAATAAAATATCTTCTAAATCTAATACTTCAGTAGGATTAAACTGTAACAAATCGTCTTGTAACTTAATTCTAGTCGCAAGTGGTTTTCCTTGTCTATGTTGTTTTCGTATCCAATTGCCAGAAACATTTGGATTATTATCATCTAAATTAAAGTCATGAATCTCATGTTTAATAATTTGCCAATAATACTCCTGTGTTGCAATCTTTTCGTCAAAATGATGTTTTAAATCATCAAGCCAGATGCATGTTCGCAACGTCAATACACCAATCAAATCAGGCATATTCCGGTAATAGGCAGGATTTTTATAGGCTTGTCGTTTAAGAATAATTTTACAAAGTGAAAGGAGTTGTAGTATTAATTCTTCTCCATCGATAGCATCAATTGTTTCAAAGTTCTTAAATAATTCCTTAACACGTTCGGATTTAAATCTTGGTAAAGAATTGAATAGTGGATCGTCTACGTTCCAGAATTTTTTTGGCATCCTACTTCTCCATCTTTACTAGTATCCATAATGTATGCGGATTAAAGTTGAACATTTCTGCTTGTTCAAAATCATAAATCATTCCACGACTATCATAAATCATTAAACCATTCCAAGCTACAGCATGTCCAACAATTACACCAGAATTCCGTTCAACACGTCCGGCTAATACCCCCTGGGATTTAATCAAGTAATCTTTGAATCTCTTATCACAAACTTCAAAAGAATAGGCAGGTATAGCTTCAACAGAATCATAATAAGGTTGCATTCCAAAGTATCTTTGAATCTCTACACAAGCATATCCTAATGTAAAACAGGCGTCAATACATTCTTGAATATGAAAACCACGTCTAAAGGTTTTATCCTTGAATGGAAATTCACTTCCATCATGACCGATTATATCAATTACTTGAGCAAATGGTATGCCTAACGCCATTGAAAATGCCGTTGGAAGACACGACCAGGAATTAGTTTTAATGAGTTCCATTAAAGTTCTGGTTTAGTTCCTGTTCTATAAGCTACAGCAAGTCCCTGATCAATGGCCTTTTTCTTAGCCCGTTCACGACTCGCTTTATTTCCTGGTGTATATTGATATTTTTCGCCCGTTTTTCCCCATTGATAAGCTGGCTTTCCATTTTTAGTTGTACTGTGTACTGGCATATTAGTCTCCATTGTTAAGTTCATCTAACCATGTATCTATTAATTCTTCAGTTGGGCAATCCTTTTTATCAAGATAATCCCAAACATTGGGGGTATCAAAAAGACGATCATATTGTTCATCATTAGCTGCCGTCATCACCCAAATACCTGCCCCATTAGCCATTAGGCAAGGAAACTTACACTTTTGGGCTTGTGTAAAATAAAACTTATCCTCGTACTTAACCTCAATGAATCTAAACCCATGTTGTTTATGGCAGGCAAAAAGATCAGGTAAACCTGATTGCCAAGCTAAACCAACTAAACGTTCCACCCACCAGCCGCGTAGTCGCAGAAATCTAATTATCTCTTTCTGGATTCCATACTCAGGACCATGTTTGGGTCGTATCTTGGGTTTATCCATTAGTCATCACCCAAATGAATAAACCAAGTCCAATCGGCTCCTAATTGCACGGACCTGCTAATACTAGCTGCATATTCATTAACAGCTTGAGTTACCCCCCACTGTGGAAAGTATGGGTGAGCATAATCATGTCCACATATTAGACCACCTTTACGAACCTTAGATGCCCAAAGTTTAAGATCAGCTAAAACGCCTGTATAAGAGTGATCGGCATCAATAAAAACAAAGTCCAATGATTCATCTTGAATTTTACTAGCTGCTTCCTTAGAAGTAAAAGGCCAAACATATCGTCTATCTTCCGCTTCTTTTGTTACACGTAAAGCTTCGGCAAAATCTTCATTACGTTGTTCTTGGGTACGTAAAGTAATTAAATCCCCTGACTGTGCATAGTCTGAGTCCACTTCAAAAACCGTCCAGGTGTCAACCATATTCAAATAAAGTTCTGGTAATTCCCGTACTAAATAACCTGATAGTGAACCTCTATCAACTCCAATTTCTGCACCTCTAATCTCACCAGAAATTTTTAACTTACGAACATGATCTACTACAGCAGGACCCCGCCAAGTTCCACGGGTTTCATACCAGCCCCCACCAATTAGTTTACTGATTCGTTCATAATAGTTAATATAGCCTTTATAAGCAATATCCAGACTATACTTTTCTTCTGCAATGTGACGACAAACATTCGGATTGATAGTATCAACCTTTCCAACAGCCGTTATAAATTCCTCCATGTTACGGCAACGGAATCCGGTTATACCTTGTTGAATAATTTCAGTAAGAGCACCCCAGTCACTCCCAATAACTGGGGTTCCGCAAGCCATCGCCTCAATTAAAACCATACCAAATGGTTCTAACCAACGGCAAGGATGCAGTAAGGCTTTGGCACCTTGTAATAATTTCAATCTCTGTTCCGTATTCACATAGCCGGTAAACTCAACGTTTCCAGGAAGGTTTCTTAACCAATCAGGTATATCATGTGTCACCATATCGACACCTGCTACTACAATCTTTGAACCACTGCGATTAGCTATATCTATAGCAATGTCGGTTCCCTTATCTCGGTCTAGTCTTCCTAAACAAAGTAAATAATCTTCCTTATTCTCTTGAACAGTGAATTCAGAGATATCAATGTAATGTGGAATCACTACGTCCGCCCAATTAGGCGAGCGTTCCATTTTCAACTCGCCATAAAGATAATGCATCCATGCATAAGAAGGGAAAACTTTATGTGAAGTAAAAATACCCGAATAACCACAAATAAATTCACAAGCTAATTCTGATTCCTCGGCTACAAATTTTTGGTAGTGACCAAAACTTATTAGAGAAATATCTCCTGTTCTGTATCTCTCTTTTAATTCTCTGCGCCCGTTAATTGTAAAAGCTTGCCAAGCAGGTGCCGCTCCATCGTTCTTCCAAGCAGCCACAGGCACGCCAAATGCCCCCATCTGTAAACCCTTAGGTAATAGGTCACCTGGAACCAAATTAACCATTTCATCACAAGGTGCGTCACTTCCTTCCGCACCATAAAAAATAACATAATGGCCGTTATCTTTTAACATTTTAGCCATATTCCAAACTAATGGTGTCATTGGCTCATAAGTATTTTCTTTACACGTTGGAATTTGTGCTAATCCAAACAAATGAAATCTCATAAATTCTCCTAATATAAGTCAGACCAACATTGTTTAGCAGCACGATGGCCGTGGCACATAAACACACTAAAACAAAAAAGTAAGGCACCAACAAGCATTGGAGTTGCCCATATAAGTCGCCAAACAATCACATACCATGAGGCTGTCACGCATCGACTCCACTTAAAATATCCGTCTCTTGCGCTAAACCTAGTAATTGGCGTTTTAACTTTCCAATTGATTCTGTCTGCCAGTCTTCGAGTTTGTTTTGGCAGGCTAATGCACGAATTTGCTGGGTCGTCAATACATACATAATTGTGTTTTCAGCATTCTCTGGTTGTTGAACGTCACACATAAGGTTCTCCTAAAATTATAAGGAAGGAAAAATTTCAATCTGATCCGCAAGAATAGCAACTTGTTTTAGTATATACCAGCACTGTTGATTGGGGCTATCTTCAATATCTGGAATCTGAACTATACCACCTTTTGTAATATCTTCACACAATCCAGGAAGAGTAAATACGGTACCATATTCAACACGATATGGATCAGACCACGTTATGGCAATCTTACATCCTGGTTTAATATCGTCTAAATCACCAATTAATTTCTCTTCTGGGAAAGGAATGTCATCTAGTTTATAATTATAAATAAGTAATGATAATAATTGAGTTAGTTTAACATTCGTAGCCATGTGACTCAAAACTGTATTATACATTAATGACATTTTGACTCCCAATGTATACATCCAAAGTTAGGTCCAGGTTGCATCCCCCAGCCTTCATCGTCTTCAATTAACAAATAATCATCCTCACACTTTATATCACCATAACCGTAAATCATTTTAGGGCATGCACAAATATGTCTTTCATTCTTTACGTTGTAATAAATACATTTAATGCAAGTAGACATAACTCTCCATTTCGATCAATACTTCATTAGATTTTAATGTAACTTCCATCTGATAGTCTAATTGTTCCTGCTTTAACATACTTTGTACACGTATAAAAGTTTCTGGTTTCATACTAATTGTAGCTATAACTTCATCAACGTTTTCAAGTGTCGCTAAAGTTTTCTGTCCATTATCCCAAACTTGTCTTTTCATGCCGCCCTCTTATACGTCACATGCAACATACTAGCACCTGCTTTCTTTTCCGCCCATGAATCCATTGCTAGCGACCATTTGATACCAATTAAGGGAACCTGTGGTCTAAACGATTCAACTGCTCCACGCACACATTCAGCTACGTTATCCACAGAATCCGGTCGAGTAATGCACATAATTTCATCGTGAATATTCATAGGGGCGACACGCCATTCATTCACACCCGAAGGTTGTAGATCCCAAATCTTACGTTGTGTTTCTTTTGTAATCTGCGCACCTGCTGATTGAATCAAATGGTTATTCGCTGCACGCATATTTGCAGCTTGAATTTGAAAGGCCGCACCAAATACAGCACTTTGAACAGCCCCGCTGGCTGTCTGAAATCGTTCCCTGCGTACAACCTGTACGTGGCAATTTCTCCAGGCTGCCGGTGGATTATGTGCTAATTCAAACAAGGCTTTACAAATTCTATTTTCTAGAGTAAAGTAACGTTTGAACCCTAAAAATGTTTCAACATAATCTTTTGGTTCGTGCCAAATAACCTGTTTGGTATCTAACTGTCGCATTGAACAGAAATCATCTTGAATTCGTAAACGCGACTTACCAATACCTGGATATTTTGCACACCACTTATCATAAGCATGACGAGCCTGTTCGGCTGGAATATTTAAGCGTTTATTCCAAGTCGTATAGTCACCACCGTATAAAAATCCGAACATACCTTGTTTAGATCGCGTATAAAAATCAATTGCAGGTGCTACTGCCCCATCTGAGTCAACAATTTCTTGATACGTTTTATCAGTATAGAGTTCAACACCCAATAATGCATGAATTTTTGTTGCAACCTTTCCAGTCCCATTACATTTGGGACAAGTAGTTAATTCAAAAATACCTGTACCATTACACTTGGCACATGTAATAGGTGTTACTAATGTGCTACGTAAAGCTGGGTCATCAAACACAGCGTCCGCGATTGTTACTTCAAATGCATCAAAATCGCCTCCACATAAAACCATACCATCCCAACTTAATGGAAACATTTTACGAACATTCTTCGCGTGTTTAATACCTTGTGCATTTAAACCATCGCCGCCCGACATGCGTGATGACAATGTTCCGATAACTTTGAAACTTGCATGAAGTCGCCCTGCTTTTAATAACTTCGTGTATAATTCAACCTCTTTAGCTGACTCTTTTATTGAAAGAAGTTCGGCGGCTCGAATAGCAGCAGGATGGGCACCCACAAACAACTTACCAGTACCATTACAACGAACACATAAATTTCCATTAAAATGACCCGTCCCGTCACATTTGGTACAAATTTCTTCAGTATCAACTGTCCATGTTCCTACTTGTTCTATGTTTTGTTTCTTTGTACTTTCTTCAATAATCAAAGACTCAGTATCATCCATGCATTCAACAAGATACCGGCGTACCGCAGGTGGTTTGTTAATATTGACAGGAGACTGAGCCACAATTGCCACAGCATGTTGTAATAATTCTTCAATACCTTCACCATCAATTGTGAAACCATGCCAACGTACTGTAGCAACCATACAAGCTAACTCTGAGTCCGTATCCCCCGGTGTTGGTTCGCCAAAATGTTTCCATAATAGTCGAGTATATAAAACGTCGTCATTTGCATATTCTCGTGCTTGTTCGTTTTCTGACCAATGACGAATATGCTCGTGAATTAAAGATGGCCATGCCATGCCAATCAACTTACCTTCCGTGTCATAACACTCCCAATCAGGAGCCTGCGCTACTGCCAGTGCTGTTGGAGCGTATCCCAATTCATAAGGTCTCCAACTAGAATCTAATTCCACGTCGGCAAAATGATATTTAGGTGGCATTTTTAATACATACTCTGCCAAGAATTTTAAACCACCAGCAGCATGAAACTTCAATACTACATCTTTAAAATCAGGATTTACGATCCCACGTTTTGATACAATATCATATACTTTCCAACGTGGGGCATCTTTATCTGCAGATCTAGCAAAATAAATACCATCAATCTCAATGCGTTGTTCTAACTCTTGTGCTAGTGCGTATGCCAGCGCTGTCGGCACACGACGGATACGAATATCTTCACGAGCCATTAGTGATTGATAGGGACCACGACGTGAATGTAAAAGCAAGTCACAAGCGGCTACAGGCTTTATACAAGGGCCATCCATACCTTCAGGTTCTTTAAAAGCGATCTCATTGATATGTTCCTCTGGAATCCAGTCCTTAGGGCATAGCCGAAAGATGGTGTACATCTTGGCCAAAACAAACATATCAAATGCCAGATTAAAACCAATAATATTATTAGACATAAAATCTTCAATTAATTGAAGTGTTTTATGTATTGGTTCCTTCCACGGTTCATAAAGAATAATCGGACCATTGTCATACGCATACTGTATAAGTACCGCTTGACCATGTAGTCCACAGGTTTCTGTATCTAGGAAGACATTTTTAACCATTTAACATGACCCTAACCGCTCAGTATTGGTTTGCCACATTTCGTAGTACCAAGTCGGACCTTGTAAAGCTGCAGAACGTATAAGTCCTGTAACATAACGGCCTTTTGGTAGTGCTAAAATTAAATGTTTATCCCTAACAATCATGTCAGGAAATACCTTTCCCTCTTTGGAAAGACTACCAACAATTTGACAGGGGGTATTTTTCTTAAACAAACGCCCTGTGCTGCGAACTATAGCCCGGCCACCTTCCAGCATTTCAAACTCAAAGACTTTGGCTACTGTCTCGATAAAAATCCTTACACCTTTTGATAAGGTCGTAGGTTCAATTATGCCCTCATTCCGGTATTCCATCAATTCTTCCGGGGAAGGGAACATCTTCTGCTGTTCCATGCAATTCTCCATCTTTTATAGCCTCTCTAACTTCAGCATAAATTTTATGGTCATCCACCTTACCTAAACACCACGCTAGGATTCTTGTTGTAAGACCCCCAACACCTTTACTTGTCAAATACTTTATCATTTGTTTTATATGTTTAGGACTTTGACGAGTATGCCGGTGTCGTAAATCAAGTGCTCCCGGTATTTTTCCATTCTTTCTGTCTTGTAAAAGTTTGCAAGCTGCTCGATTTCGTAAACTAGGTTTTATACTTGCAATTAACATTAAATCTTTGGATTTGAATAGCCCCTGTGTAGCTGCTTGTTGTATTTCTTTAGGTAACGTCAATAAAACTAGGCGACGAGCAACCCAAGAATAACTACGATTTAATCGACGACCAATTTCACGTAATGTACAACCATGCAAACTCCTGCGTCTGGGTCTTAAAGACTGCAAAAGTTGTGCCTCTTCTAATAAATTTAGCGATTTTCCTTGCAATTTTAATGCAACATTCGTGCATTCATCTTCAAAATTCATTTTGTGCCTTACGGAATCGTTTACAAACTTCTGAATAATCAGGATCAGTCTTTCTTATAGCCTTATACGCAATAATCTCACGGTTTTCTTCCAAAATAAAGAGTTTTTCTTTTGATAAACATGCATTGTTTATGGTTACACTTACTTTAATTTTAGAAGAAAGTTCGGGATGTAAAACTAATGTGTGTAAACTGAATATAGCTGTTTTCTTTTCAAAAGATGCTACCCACCCTACATAACCAAGATATTTATCTAAAGATTGACGTTTTTTACCTTTTAGATCATTTAGGTATGTAATATCAAGTCCATAATCTGGTGTTTGTAAGAACGTTAAACCATTGGCTTGTGGCAATTGTTTAGGTAGAATTTCTTCCAACTTATTTAGTAGTTTAACATATTTAATTAACTGTCGTTTTGCGTTCTTTAATTCTAATAATTTTAGTTTCCATAAGTTAGCAGGGGTATCTTTTCTCGATATAATCCAAGGTAAAAATTGATTACAAACAACTTCATTTTCAATAACTGGTTTTTCTGCTAACTGATAATGGTGTAAATCAGCACCGCTGATTGTTATCATAATGGAATAATCTAAAAAGGAACCTGTTGCAACAAGTGTAAAGAGTTTTGTTTTTGAATCAATACTACCTGTCCAACGTGTTAAACCAAAGGTCATCCCTAACACTTTTCGTAAGGTTTCATCTTGTTCACCTTCCGCTAAATAATAGGATAAAATAATATCAAAAACAAGTTCTGGGGCTTTGATATACATATCATCAGGAACCGAGAAACTTTTAGGAAGTTTATTTGTAACTTCTGTAAAAATATCTATATATTTAGATATAGTCTCAGCACGTGACTGAATTTCTTCAGCTTGGTGATTTAATTGTTCAATTAAGTTCATCAGAAAATTCCATACATAAATCTTCAAACTCTCTTAAATCTTCCTCTTCTTCTATCCGATCACGACCTAGGAAGGTTAAGGCAAAAATTAAATCAGACATTTTTAATTCCATGTTTTGAATTTAAGATAGTATGCCATTTTGACTTTATTTATTAAGCGAAGCCAACTTCATTCATAAGATCAATCTGATATCGCTTGGGTCCTAGATGTTCTTTTTCAGTTTTTAATTTGACAGGTAATCTCCAAGTTACACCATATTTAGAAGAAACACCATGCAAGAGTTGTGTTGGTTCAGTATAACTTCCAAGAGCATTATAAGAATAAGCATCGGCACCTACCCAAGGACCATTTATTAACAACTCACCATCGAATTGTGCCAATGTAGCTGGACGATGAAAATGCCCACAGCAAAAATAACGTATGCGCTGATCACCTTGCATTGAGGTTAGAGCCGTAATACGATTTTGTCGTCGTTCCATTCCATACCATGGTACCCCTTGGTTACTACGAATATCGTCCCCATGAAAACAACTAAATCCAATTCCACCTATACTTATATTCGCGGACCAAGAATTAGGAATTACAAAATTAACATTTGGTAGATCCCTACAATATTGACGGGCCATATCTGCAACTAAATAATCCCAATTATCTTGTGCCCCATTATAATCCTTCTTAATAGACCTACGCCCATGATTTCCCGGAACATATACAATATTTACTGTTTCAAAATAAGGTGCAAGATCTCGAAACATCAACGAATGTAACTGACCTATAGCTGCAGAATTCTTAAACATGTTACGAAAATAACTTCGATGCATGTGGCCATGAATTTCCCCGGAAGTATGATCCCCATAAGCTAAAATTGTGAGTGTTGGAAAATAGAATTGTGGTGCTAAAGTTTGTTGGGACCATTTTAATACGGTGTCAACATAAGTCTCAGCCCTTCGCATACTGATTCTAAAATCATAACGCTCTAAACCTCCACAATCAGAAGGTTTTACAATTTGATCATGGTGTCCATCACTTATATGCATCACCAGATGTTCTTCAATTTGACGTTCCTCAACAGCCCCACGAACAATTGGAAGTGCGGTTGGTAACGGGGGAAATGGTTTAATCAATGAATCCATTTCATTGGTAATTGCTTTAAATAGACCATGAGACTTGGACATAGCTTTTACTTGTTTCTGTAAAAGACTACGTTCGTCTCGAAGATGATTGATTTCGGAACTAAGTTCAAGAATCTTTTCATCCGTTGGGTTATATTTAGCGGCTGGCTTTGTCTGACCACCAGATCTTTTGACTGGAACGTCACCAGGAACATACTTCCAAATACGACCGGTTGCAATATCCGAAATAACAGATCGACTTACTCCATATTCAGTTGCTACTACTCGTTGTGTAACCCCTGCCGCTAATTTCGCTTTAATCGCGGCAACATAACGCTTGGTTAATTTCATTATAAAATCTCTCCACAGTGGTATTGATGAATCAAGTTAGTAGCTTCTTTTGTCATATTAGTGGCTATCACTCTTTCTTGTTTGTAAATAGTCACAACTGACTGCTTTTAGAATCAAACGTCCACCTAGTTGTGGACTAAACCGTTCAACCAATGGTGTTATAACAATACCTTCCCGGCCTTTAAAAGTTGAATTAATTTTATTTTCTTCAACAATTGTAGTAGGACCATCAACATACTGTTCTACAACTTCTTTACTATATGGACCTTTATACAACAGAGGGACTGTTGGTACACAGAAACGAGTTGTATAATAAATAATCTCGTCCCAAGAAAGATAAATGCCATTTACTGAAATATCAAAAAGTCTATATCCACTAAAACCAACAATTCCATAATCCATGCATTGAATCTTTGAACCAAAAATTTCACCAAAGGCAATAGCGACTTTTCCACCTTCAGCGATGCAATGTAACATATCTACAAGATTAGGATTATCCCTAGTCGGTGACCAATAAATTGAGGTGTCGGTTTCTCTTTTAGCCGTTTTATGAGATCCACACATAATCTCGTCGTCAATGATTCCAACTCGACTATTGGTGCCATGAATTTTTTCAGTAATTCTTATTAGTTCACCTTCCTGAAAAGAATCCCTATACTTCGAGTTTCGATAATTCTCAATATCCGTATAAATATGGAAACGCGGGTCGCCTTTTTCTTGTTGTTCGGCTTTATACCAAACTGATTCGGGTGGCTCAAATTTAACACCCTTAAAACGTGTCGTAAGATCATCACCCTGCACAGATGCCCAGCGGGTTGGTACCACAAATCCAAAAGATGGGCAACCACGCAACCTAATGGCCGATACGCGACACTTCGACTTGTAAGCATCACCAGGATACACAGCCTCTTTAAGATATGGTTCTACTCCTAACTGCTTTGCAATAGTATTTGGAATCAACATATCTGGTGGAAAATGTGCTACAATATCCCCAGCAGTATATTTTCCACGGGGTTCACAAACTGTATAAGAACCAAAACGCAATAAATCTAATTTATCAGCATTGGGGTGTGGTAATACTTCATCAAGAGTAACAGCCTCAATTTTTAATTCACTCATCTTTTATAACCTCTACAGTATTATTTTCAGTAAAGTAACATTGTAAATGATCCATAACTTCTTCAGATGTAAGCACCCATTTTGCAATACTACTACTTCCACTCTCTGACTCCGTGTAGATATATTGTTGTGGATATCTTTTTTGATGTTTCTCTTCAATTGCGCGCCTGATTGTAATTATTAAACAACTACGTAAACCTCTTAAAAATAATTCAACATCAAAAGGATATCTACCATCACTATCTTCATTTAAAAGATATGCTAAATGTCGTTGAATATCGTCAGTATTTATACCATCAAGTTGATCGAGATTCGTTTTAAATAATCTTTGAAACTTTAGTTTAAGTGTAGTGTTATTCATAATAGTTTTTAGTGCAAATTTTATGCCAAAAGAAGTGGTTTTCTATCTTTTGTTTGCTTTAGTTCTGTATGATGGTTGATTAAATACTCAATAGCATTCGCAAAATACGTCGGTTCCTCTGTGTCAATTAATAATGCTTTTAAATCAGTGGCCGTTACGGCATCACGTGTGGCCTTTAATAAACTCGGATTATCCACTAATTCCAAAGCCTTTTCTACATAATCCACACGATTGGTTGTAATAAGGTGCGTTAGGTTCACTTTACGCATCAAAGCCGAGGATGCTCGATTAAAGAACCGGGTACCTTCTAATGTGACAACCGGACACCCAACAAACAAAGCATCTACAATAGTGTTATATCCACCAAATGGATACGAGTCAACCGTAAATTGACCATTTTCAAGTAATTCCAAATACTGTTGGTAAGGTGTATCAAAATAGACCGTTGCTGCACCTTTAAAGAATTTATCAATATTATTTAAGAAAGGTATTGCAGATTGATACCGGCTAATTGTCCATGACGGGAAAAATTGAAAATGTATACGTAGGCTAGCTTTTTGTTGAATTTCACGCAACATACTCAAAAAAGGGTAATTTAATTTTGGAGCCGTGGCACAACAATTAATAATAAACTTATCTGGTTTAGGGTACTTACGGACATAATTTGGAAATACCGGATGTGAACCAATTCCAGGTATCAGTACTAAACGTTCACTGTAATTCTTTTCTGCCAATTCAATAATCTCAGAATCCTGACCGCCTATAAAATAATCAATCTTGGAACCAAATGTACTAACCGGATGCCCGTAACTAGTAGCCATAATTGGAGCGACTTGCATATTAGATAAACATACTGATTCATAGTTCATTCCGATATCAGGAAAATAAGCCATCTGAAAATCATTATGCTTAATTTCAGAAAAATCTAAACGTCGAAGATCAGGATGTATTTTGACATATTTAATCTGCTTAAACAATTTAGTGTCTGTCTCTTCATGTTTATCAGAATATTGGACAAGAGTCAAGTCATAGCGTTTTGATAATGCTTCAATACATTTATAACAACTTTTATAAACTGCTGTAGTTGGTTGCCACCTATCGGTAATAATGGCAATACTTTTAGGTTTGGGGCAATTATGAATTTTTGCACCAGATAGTTTTATTCGGACATGTTTGTTCAATTCTTGTTTAATTAGGTGATCTGTTTCAGGAGAATAATAGGTTGATTGAAAATAAAGAGGAGAGGTTCGGAAATCTTGTAACGAGAATCCTTCTGGTATTTTTTTCAATTGATTAACGACACGATCATAAGTTTCTTGCGTAAACGTTCCAGTTGCGCCGGTTTGATAATTTAACCACCAAAGTGATGTTAAATCTGGATTGGGTTTAAATAACTCTCCCATATCCGCTTCCAAGTGAACTTGGCAGGTTGCAAGAGTTAAGATTTTAACATAATTATCATTCTGTGTATACACTCTTTTCAACATAGGTTCTGTGGATCCAAATGTTGATATGGCAGCGACGTTTGCTATGATATGATTGATATTTATAAAAATCCCAGCGTACTCGGCAGGTACTTGAAAATCAGGTTGTGTAAAAATGTAGAAAAACAGCCAAATACAATCATCAAAATATCGTTTTTCATCCCGACTAAAACGAACATAACAACGTTCATTAAAGTGGCGTATGATATCAATTAATTGTTGTGAAGTTTTAATAAAATCTTTTTTTACATAATTTGCAAAAATTTCTGGTAATTTAAAGTCTGGGATATTCATTAAGCCCCCCATTAACCAATACTAGAAGTCTTTTGTATTCAATTTTACGGGATTGAATTTCAGAATAAATATCTTCGGCTCTCCAAGGAGTGGTTATAATAATCGTTGCAGGAGAATAATGTAGTATTTCAGATGTTTGAATTATCTGACCTGTTCCAGGAACATATTTTCCAATCTTTTTAATATCTGAGTCTACAACCAAAGGATACTCATCATACATTAGATTGAACCAATTTAAAAAAGCAGCCCCCTTGCCTGTACCACCCCATAAAACAATCCATGAATCATCTTTATCCTGCAACGTTTTTAATTGTGTTTTAACAACCTCGGAAATTTCTTCAATTTGTGTAGTAAAAACTTGGACTGAATCATACTGTTGCTGTAAGGCAACAAGATGTGGTTTAAAAAACCCAACAATAACTTCATCATTATAGACGCGTGATGTTTCCAACAATTGGAACCCCGAGGTCGAAAACAAAGTATACAAACTCATTAAAGTGAAATTTGATACATGCTCATATAATAAATCGGAAACACGTCCTTCTTCCAGTGCTTTGTCAAAACAAGGCACTTCCGCTAAGAAAATTGGATCAATATTATATCGTCCACACCAATATGCAATCTCCGCAATAAAATCACGTGGAGATTCTAAATGTTCTAAAACATGTCTACAGACAAGAAGCGAGGGTTTATATTTCTTTAAATCCCGTTCTGGTATAAAATAATCTCGGTGGCATTCAAAATCCGTAATATTACTTCCTTCTATACCGGGTTCAAAACCAATACACTTTAAGTTAGGACTCTCTTGTAATAATTTTGAAAAAAAGGAACCGTTACCACAACCTATATCAATAATAGGTTGGTCTTCCCATATCTTTTTATTCTCAAGTAATTTAGCAATTAACATTTGCATGTGATCTTGCCATCCGGTACCTTGATTATACATCAAGTTAGAATCATTTTGATAAGGTACCTGTGCATACTCGAATTCTACATTCCAAACGTGGCCGCAGATACCACAAGTATAAAAATTCATTGGCCACTTAACGATATCAATCGCTTCTTCTTGTGTGGTAGGCAAATTTAATGCAACTAATGGTTGCGGTCCTAAATTAATTAGAGGATGTGATACAGCATGTCCGCAGGCAATACATCTATGCATTCTGAACTCCTAGTAATCGAAGAACTTCGTCCATTGAAAATGGCCTCCATTCACCAAGAATCTTAAAAGCATTATCAATCCCAACATCCATGGATCTCCGTCCTGGAAATGTTATTGATAAAGTATCTTCTAAAGTTCCGTGGGAATGTCCATATAAATGAATTGATTTTGCTGCAAAACGACCCCGCCATGAAGCCATGGGATAATGTGTTAAATGAAAATGAAGGTTTCCAAAACGACGGTATACCATGGAATCAAAAGAAGAAACATGATTCCTAAGAGAGGGTACGTCGTGATTTCCTTGTACTATATGTAATTTACGAACTTTTAGACGCTGGCGAAAATGTCCCACTCTACTAGCTTTCCATACAAAATCTCCAAGCACCCAAAGTTCATCATTTGGAAGAACTAACTTATTGATATTAGTAATAAAATGATCTTCCATTTCAACGATATCTTTAAAAGCACCGGCCCGTTGGACTTGGTGCTTCAGTATATTAGCGTGTCCAAAATGTAAATCCGCAGTCCAGAATATCATTCAATATCCTTGCCCCAAGCAATACGATGCCAAACTCTTTCATGATGGTAATAAAATAAAATCTTGATAAATAAACAAACTACAGCTAATTCGACACTGGAACAAACACTATCTGTAAATGGGTAAGCAACTAGTATTGTTAAAACTAGTGAAATTGATTCCCAGCTTGTGGCTTTAACCAATGACCGTAGTGGACGACTCTGAATCTTCTTTTGTGGCATCATTATCGCCTTCAAAACATTTTTGAAATTCGCCCATTGACATTAATTCAAGGCGTCGATTAGCTTTAAGGACACCTAAGATTTTCTCGTCTGTTGGCAAATGAAGTAAATCAACAATAGTGGCCCCCCTATTCATATCCATCCCTATTCTATGGATCCGGTCCTCACTTTGTGAACGCGATTCAGGATTGTAGTCATTTGAAAAATAACAAATCATTCGAGACTCTACTAATGTTAATGCCATACCACCAGATTTAGGGTGTGCAACAAAACACACGCGATTTTTATTCATATCTGCCCAGTGGTCTAATGGTGGCGTGTCAATAACCTGCCCATCAGGTTGATAAACAATCCAGCCACGACCATCCACACGAATCACATCCCAACCTTGTTGTAAACAAATTTTTGTTACCCGATCAATTGATCCAGTAAATCCAGCAAAAACAACCAATCTACCCGTCTCTTCATTCTCGTCCAAGAGATTGATTAAGGCTTCATCTTTGGGGCAAGGTACTTCACGAACTTCACGTTCGATTTTATTCACTTCACCTGTGCCACTACAAGAAGCACAGGGAAATTCTGTTTTAACAAGGGTTGATACATATTCTGGATCAAGCATATCAATCATTGTAAAGGCTCGTTCAGCGTCTTGTGGATCCACCCAATACATTGTCTTGCAAGTCCCATCACAAATGGGGCAGGTTTCTTTACCTACGACCTTATCGCGGTATTGAAAACCATCGCTCAATTCTCTAAGACGGTTTAATCCTGTAATAGTATTGGGTGCCGCCTTTAATAAAGACGAGGCCACGCGTAATGTTGCTGGTGTTGGTGTGCAATACACTTGTCTATATTGTTTTTCTGGCAAATCCAAACAATCTTTCTTTAAACGAACAACAACCAAATTGGCTAATCTATCATTTAAATATGCCACCTCATTCTTAGAGGGTTGGAAATCATGAATACCTAATTCAATTCCAGTTAATAAACCTTCTCGAATCAAGTGTGTATGATTACCATCCTCAGCATATTCGCCGCAAATATCACATTTATTTTCATCGTCCCGCCAATCAACTAGTTGCCAATATGCATTACCAATAGCACCCTCTTCTTTTCTATGAATACCAAGTCTAAATTTAAACGCATCTACATCACCTTCGCGTAAAAACCCAGGCCAAATGATCTCACACGGTGCCCACCAGTCAACAGGCGTTTTAGGTGAGGGTGTTCCTGACATACCAATCACGTAACCCTCCATACCCCAATCACTGCGCACCCCGTCCGCAATTGCTTGTGCTGCTTGGGTACGTTGGGTTCGGGCTGTCTTGCATCGACTAATTTCATCAAAAACAATTCCCATGGGTGCAGGATCGCCTGATTTCCAAAATCCCATGCGTTTGACTAATCCTTCATAAGTCATCAACTCAATTTCAAGATTAGAATTAATCTCCCACTTTTTAAATTCTCTTTCAACTGCATAAAGGCCAGAACGTGGTCCAACCCACCACCATTTCTTTTTACCCGAATGTTCCATGACTTCAATTGCAGACAAGGTTTTACCTAATCCCATTTCTGCGGCGAATAATTGAAAATGATAAGTCAAACCAGCATTAGATAAATCAACTTGATGGGCGCGTAAATCACGTTCATATTGAAAACTTTGAATAGGACGATCAAACCATTCATAAGGATTTTCACCCATTAATACTCGCAACTGAAACCAATTTCGATCACAATTTTCAATTGACCAAATTTTACGTGGGGGGTCCATGAAGCCATGCCACTTCGCACCCCGCATGACCTTAATTTCATCCTTTAATGAAAAGGGGGACTTTAAAAACTCAATGCGCGCAGGAGTTGCCTGTATAACTGCAGGGGTTCTTAATACCGTGCCGGATTTGGTTGTGGTTTCTAATTTAATTGCAGTCGGTGTATTAAATTCGATATTCATAATTGCCTATCAGTAATCAAGTATAATTATTCATCCCAACTCTCGTCATCGTCTTCAGTATCCGACATAGCTTCATCAATCATTCCTTCAAAATCATCATCATCCAAATCAGGATCCCATTCATCATCCTCATACTTATCATTCAAATCATCGTCACTATCAAATGGTTCATCGTCACTGTCAAATGGTTCAGCGTCAAACTCAAATTTATTATAAGACATTTTACTTCCTTTTCTCATTTGTTAAATAAAAGGTATGATCAGGTAAATCATGTTTTGTACTCATAAAAATTTGTCCTAATCCATTTTGACAAAAACTATTATATACCCTATCATAGCAGGCTCTTACTTGGGTGGTTTGATCTTTTCGGCATCCTTTTTCAACAGAAAAAATCCACTGACGTAAACTACCATTAACAATAATTGCCTGGACACCACGTACAACAGTCTCCGTGAGTGCAAATGGCATGCCAGATAAAACTTCCAATATGGCAGGCATATCTCGGTCATCGGCAGCAATAAGACAACCAAAAGATATCAAGTCATAAGCATCAGACTCAGGGTTGCCATTAAATTCCGATAGCGTAGAGATTAAATGTGGTATACCTTTGAGTCCTTGTGTATCAGCCTTACGAGCAGGTGATTGTCCTAGAATCTCCGTACACAAAGTCAAAAATACTTTTTGATCTAATTGAGGTTGCAAGATTAAAATGGCACTAGGATTCATAAATTTCTCCACTTATGCCAATTATAAGCAGCCAAACAAAGTGAAATACCATCAACAAATAGCATATCCCACATGTGTAATCCTATAGCATATTGGCACCAAATAATATTTCCTGCAACACTCCATAACCACCCGGATCGTTTCTTTTGTCCTACTTGCCATAAAGCTAATAGAATCAAAATATTCCCGATCCATCCCAGAGTCATAATTTTATCCAATTAGAAACTTAATCAAATACCACGGCCAAGATGCAATAGGCAACCATAAATCAATAGGAATTGCCTCCTCTGTTTGTGCATAAATATCCGTGGCCAAAACTACAACCCCACCAGACCAGAATGCTACAAGATTTAAACAAATATTTCTTAAAATTCGCATTTTTAACCTTTAAAATAAAGACAGATAGAGGTAGGCTTTGCCTACCTCTATCTAAAGAACAATTAATTAACGCGCTCGTTTAGCAGTAGTTGTCGGCTCGACCTTTTCAAGGACAGTATCCGACATGCTCATAAACTTCGTTACTTCAGACTGCAAAACGTCTAAAGGAGGTAGGTTCGTAAATGGTGTGGAACACTGTACACAAACTGGAACATGCCAACCATAATTACGTTTCGTAACATACTTTGCTTTCAAAGTGCAAGCAAGTGGACCATGTGGTTCAACATGAATACCCTTCTTTTCCTCCAAGATTGCGGCAGCCTCTTCCGGCATTGGGAGGAAATTTGCGATCTTTGTGGATTCTGTTCGCATGGACTTAGTTCCACAAAACAATTCAAAAAATGAACCCGTACTCCGTTCAAATAGTAAAAAGGTTAATCCATACATACAACCTGAATCTTGCAAGCCACCTAGTTCTCGGATGGTTTTAAATGTCTCCGACGTGGCATCATAATTCGTTACAATGGCATCCTTATCTCGTAGATCCAAAGCCTTAGGACGGCAGCATAGGGGTAGAATATCAATTTCTACACCTAGATCCTTAATACTATCATCGCCGTTGGGAACACCATAATGTCCAGGTGCAATTAGTCCCTGATCAATTGCACGTCCCTTAGTATAGAGTTGGATGCGATCTAAAAACTCACCACCCTTTGCCAATTCGCTAAGGATATCACTAGCCGCATTCAAGCCTACTGCTGGTAACTGTTCTGCATTACGTGTCGCTACTTCTGTTTTCATAGAAAACCCCTTAAATAAAGTAAAAAACTAAAAACAACTCAAGTAAAAATTTCAATCATATCCGTATCATTAGGATCAATCCCTAATTTACGCCCTATACAGCGATTTCGTCTAGTTTGTGTATGCCTCAATAATTTACGTTGTGTAATATCCACACGTTTTTGGGCTCTTTCCTTTGCTTTTTGAATAGATGCTTGATCTAGGTGCAAAACCCATGCCAAAGCCTCTATCCAAATTTCAATTGGTTCTTTATTTTTCAAATTTTCCAAAGAAAATTCACCTTGTACAGGATGTGTATACTCCTGTCTTATTGCACTAAAGGAACGCAAATGAGGCATGGGGGCTTCTAAAGATTGTAAATAATCCTTAAATCTGCCCTCCATAACCGCTTCCCTATAAGATTTACTATACCCATTGCAAAGTTGTACAAATTCACGTACACTGGATGCAAGAGCATCTTTTATTAAATCTTCTTGTAATTGTTTTGGTAATTTAGAAAGTGCATAAGCAGACGTTAGCGGAAGATCACCTACATCAAGATGTTTTTTTGCAACAGGAATGAGGTTATTTAGCTTCAAGATATCCTTGATTTTTCCTGGATGACAATGAAGTTCCATAGCTAAGGTTTCCATAGTTAATTCAGGATTATCAGCAAATAACATCTTTAATCTAGCAGCGTACTCTGAATTCGTTGTGCTCTTACGAATTAAATTAGCCTGCATCTGCCAATTTTTTACGTCCGCATCCGTTGCTTCTTTAATGATACAGGGAACTTCTTTGAAACCACAATCTAAAGCACAACAATACCTATGTACACCTTCGATTATCTCATACCGACCTTCTTGCCGTTTGGATTCTCTTACACAAATAGCACTAAAAAATCCATGTGCCATAATAGAATCCCGCATTTCAATATAATCTAAAGATGTTTTATCAACCAGACGCAATAAAACAAAAGCAGGCATCAAGAGTTCGACAGGTATATTTTCTAATCGGTCTGACATAGTAAACATTTCTCACAAACTGATACGCTTAATACAGTACCTTTTAATTGAGGGTGATTGCAAACGTGTAAAATTACTTCACATTTGCAATCTTCACGTCTCTGGATTGTTTGTTGTCTAAATCGGCAACCCCTCCAAAGAGGTATTAAAATCCAAGCATTAGGACCTTCTTCAGATTTTCGTTTGTATCCTTCCAAACACGGAGGTTTTTTATTTCCACGATGAGGATAAACTATAGTTCCATCATTTAATATACGGGGTGCTCCAACCATAAATAAATCCTCCTAATAATATAAACGGATTTTGAGGTCAAAAAAACAAATAGAAAATATTGAAATTCTGAATTGAAATGCTGAATTGAAATGCTAACCGGTTTTTTAGAATTGCAATTCGACCAAAATGAACTTTTTTCTTGAAAAACAGTTAGCATTTCAATTGCAGTAACCCCTTGTCAGACAATGGGTTATTGAAATGTAAAAAAGCACTTACGTCGATTTGAAATTCTAAACTATATTTCTCTAGAGTAAAGTTCCCTTGTTGGAAGAAAAAAAAGTTTTGTTTTCTATAAGGGAGATTACCCCCAATCAAAAGAAATATAGTTTAGAATTTCAAATCGACGTAAGTGCTTTTTTACATTTCAATAACCCATTGTCTGACAAGGGGTTACTGCAATTGAAATGCTAACTGTTTTTCAAGAAAAAAGTTCATTTTGGTCAAATTAGTTTTCAAAATACGTTTAGCATTTCAATTCAGAATTTCAATATTTTTTACTTGTTTTTTAAGCCCCTAAATCCGTTTATATTACTAGAACCATTTACCTCGGAGTTTATAAATATGAAATCAACGGAACAGTTATTATCTTTTTTCCGTTATATTCAACATAACAACCCGCGCGTTGCAAGTTGGTATACACAAGATATGGAAGTCCAAGTTAATGTTGCCCAAGGTGATGGGGAACAAGTTGCAGGTAAATATGGAGTCTATTGTGGTAATAATTATGCTTATACTTGGTATAATTTTCGCTTACCTAAAAATGCCAAAGAGACACCAATTGATAATGATTCAGAATTAAAATACCCACTTGAAAAACATGTAGATGCTATTGGTTTGACTGGTTGGGATTGGCGTAATTGTAGATCGGTACGAGTTGGTTTTGATTTTGATGATATTACAAGCCATGCAAAAGGCGTTGGAATCGACGAGGAACAATTACGACTTATTCTCGATAAATTGAAACAAGTACCTGAAGCACTAGTTTTAAAAAGTACCGGTGGAGGTGGATTACATTTTTATTTGGAATTTGATCCTGATAGCCTACCAGCTACAGCAAATCATACTGAACACGCCGCATTGGCTCTAGCCTGTCTGAAAGAGATCTCCCAGCGTGTTGGTTTTGACTTTCAAGCTAGTATGGATGTTGGTGGTGGTAATATGTGGATTTGGGCGACAAAAATGACGCCTGAAAGCCAAGGTCTTACGACTCTTAAAGATAATATAAATTTCGATGGTACACGCGCATATTTCCAACCACCTAAAAACTGGCACATGTATGTAGATGTGGCCGCAAGGAAGAGAACGAAGGTACGTATCGAAGGTGTTGATGAAGAGGACCAGGATAAGATATCAGAAAAAGCATCGGCACAAAGAAATACGCCACTGGATGAAACTCACAAAAGAATTATTGCTGAATTACAACAATATTCAAGTTTTACTACAGTCTGGTTATCTGATCATCATCTACTACAAACTCATACACGATGTTTAAAAATGTTGTTTGATGATCGTGCTGCAGCAGGTGATCCGATTCTAGGTGCATTTGAAACCTTGGCACAAGGTAAAGAACCAGGAAAACCCAACGTATTCTTGTTCCCTATGGAAGATGGAGCCTTTCGTGCTTGTCGCTTTGGCAAAGGCACAAGTGAACATGAAACTTGGAAAATTGATAAAAGTGGTTGGACATATTGTTTTTATAATAAAATTCTCTCATTAGATGGAGCAGCCTCCGCCTTTGATGGTCTAGAAGATGACATCAAAGGTGGCGGCTACACGTTTCCTAGTGGATCTATTGCAGAGTTGGTCGTTAAATCAATGGGTGGATGCATTGAGATTCCAGAAGAACTAGAAAATAGACCAATACGATTACAAGCACATAAAGGTAAGTTGCTTGTTGAAATTGTAAAACATACTGAAGATAAAATTGAACCAGAAGGTTGGTTACAAAAAAGAGGTAAATTTTTTAGGATCTATAATATAGATACCAGAACATGCAGCGATGTTAGTATTGACTTTGAGGAGGTCGATAAATATATTCGTTGTTTAATTTCATCTGATAACAACACATCTGGATGGGCCTATTGGCATGAAAAAGGTTGTTGGGTATTTACTGCAAAAGATGATGCACGATCCCGCTTAAAAGCTGCTGGGTATGAAGATAATGCAGAAGTCATTCTTGGTGAAGCATTAGCCAAAGCATGGACAATTACACATGTTCCATTTCAAGATGAATTTCCAGGTAATAGACAGTGGAATTTAAAGGCGCCTAAAATACGATTTAGACCTGAACCTTATGACCCAGGTGATTCTCCACATCCACATTGGGACTTAATTTTAGAACATACAGGTGCGGATTTAACTGCAAATTTACGAGAATTAAGTTGGGCTCAAAAGAATAATATTTATACCGGCAAGGATTATTTGCAACAATGGATTGCCTTAATGTTAAGGGAACCGTTTGAACACTTACCTTATTTATATTTATGGGGTCATCAGAATACGGGAAAAACGATTTTACACCAAGCAATTTCATTGCTTATGGAAGGTGGTGTCATGCGGGCGGACTCTGCCCTAACAAATTCAAGTGATTTTAATGGTGAGTTAGCTGGTGCTGTATTATGTGTAGTTGAAGAAAAGAATATTTCACAAAATGCCTCTGCTGTATATAATAAGATTAAAGACTTAGTAACATCTGATACAATTTCAATTCATGCTAAACACAAACAAGTATGTGTTCAACCAAATACAACACATTGGATACAGTGTTCAAATAATAGGGATAGTTGTCCTGTTTTTAATGGTGACACACGAGTCACGATGGTTTATGTGGATCAACTTTTACATGAAATACCGGCACACCAATTGCTCCGTAAATTAGAGGAAGAGGCTCCTTATTTTATGTATACATTAATGACATTACAATTACCTGATATTGAACATCGACTAAGGTTGCCAATTGTAGACACATCGAGTAAAGAACAACTTATTGACGCAAATAAGAATGCATTAGAAAATTTCTTAGATGAAAATTGTTATTCGGCACCAGGGGTAGTATTGCCTTTTGATGAATTTATGTCTAAATTTTTATCGAGTTTATCTACTACTGAATCTGCGTATTGGAATAGATCAACTGTTATAAATAGTTTACCACCACAAATACCTTTAGGTAAATATACGGATGGTAAAAAGTCCCTTGGTAATGTATCTTTTCAACCTATAGATTTAAAAAGTGTTACACAACGTTTTATAACTCGACATGGTTATTTGATTTTGGAGCCTTTGGAGTGTTAATATGGAAACCGTAATTACAGTGTATCGGTACCTTAATTTTAATCATGCTTTACCCGTTAAAGAAATTAAATGGACAGGAGCATTTACCAAGAATCCAACCAAATTTGCCAAAAAGCACGGAGGTGATTTTATCGAAATACAAAGTTTAGAAGAGTATATGGAAAATTATGATTCTTTAGATTTAGTATAGATTTGGCACGTTTTTTGCATATTATACTGAATGATTAAACTAAGTTGTGGAGAAAATAAATATGGTGTCAAAAGGTGGTTTAAAACTAAAAGATAGTGGTACTAGAACTTCATTTAAGACGGGGGCAGTACGAGACGGTCAAGATGGTAAGGGTAGAATGGATTTGTTACCTTGGAGAGCTATTTTTGAGTTGTCAAAAGTATTTGAAGCTGGGGCAAATAAATACGCCAGTAGGAATTGGGAAAAAGGTATTCCATTAAGTAGATTTGCTGATAGTGGTCCAAGACATTTTGGCAAATATTTGCGCGGGGATAGGGATGAACCACATGATGCTATGGCAGCTTGGAATATTTTATGTTTAATAGAGACCCGAATGAGAATTGAAGAAGGGTTGCTTCCAGAATCATTAAATGATTTGCCCTTTAATCCACTTGAAATTAAAGATAATCCATTAGGTATAAAGGCAACAGATCCTAATAGTGGTTTAATACAGAAGAAGCCAGCTAAGAAGCCAGCTAAGAAGCCAGCTAAGAAGCCAGCTAAGAAGCCAGCTAAGAAGCCAGCCAAGAAGCCAGCGAAGAAGCCAGCTAAGAAGCCAGCGAGACGCTAATGAATACACCCAATCCAAATACGCAGCAAGCAAGACTCCTAATTGCAGGAGGTTTTGCTGATTTTATTGCATATTTAACATTGAACCCAAATCCAATTGTTGTCGGAAAAGGGTACCCCGATGTAAAGATTATCGAGATATTTAAAGAGTGGTGTGCTAGTATTGACTTCGATATTACAGAAGTCAATGTTCACATGTGGCGAGAAGCCTGTAAACATGGCTTCTTTAGGAGGGAAAATGGTAATAGCATATAAGAGTCTTGTTGGTTTACATTACAATCTAATGGCGGCTGTTGATATTGAAACAACAGGTCGAATTGCTGGTTACCATGAGATTATTCAAATAGCGGTTCAACCATTAAATAGTGATTTAGAACCACTTGAAGATATCCGACCCTTCTATATGCAGGTTGCGCCCAAATATCCTGAACGGGCTGAAGAAGAAGCAACATTGGTCCACGGTTTAAATATTTACGACCTGCAAAAAAGTGCCATTAGTCAAGAACGGTCGGCTGACATGTTTGATGAATGGTTTCAAA